TGTACAGATGTGGCGGATACCATCAGAAGCTATCTGCACTTCTCTGTACCGGACGTAGGTCCGCTGACGGAATACGAAAGCTGGATGCCGGACTTTATGCAGGGCTTGGCAGACGGCATTATCAAAAGCAAAAAGGTCGTGGCAAAGGCAGTATCCGGTGTGGCGGACACGATGAAGATTGCACTGAATTCCGACCTTAGCTACAAACTTGACGGCATGACAGGTGCTATCATGAACGGCGGGACTGAAAGTTCTGTGGTCAACAACTACTACAATAACGACAACAGCCGGACAGTGAATCAGACCAATAATAGTCCGAAAGCACTGTCACGGCTGGAGATTTATAGACAGACAAAGAATGCGGTGAAGATGTAGAAAGGAGTGATTCCAGATGTTCTATCACCTAATCCTGGAAAACGAAACCGGTCAGCAAATTAACCTGTCCAGAACAGCAAACAGGTTCATGTTCTCAAAGATTGAAGGACTGAATCCACCTGCCGGAACAGTCAGCACATCAAGCTATGCCGGAATGGACGGTTCTTACCTCAACAATGCTTTCATTGAAAAGCGAAACGTGGTCATTCCTTTTGAAATGCGTGGCTTTGATGTGGAGAAACGCAGGTATGAGCTGTATCAGGTGGTCAAGCCGTCACGCTACATCAAAATATATTACTCCACAAAAAACATTTCTGTGTATGCCGAGGGTATTGTTGAAACCTGCGAAATGGAGAACTTTGAGATGCTGACCAAAGGGCAGATATCTATTCTCTGTCCCGATATTTACTGGTATTCCACGGAAACCCAGATTGCGGAGTATTCCAAAATCCGTGGTGCTTTCCACTTCATCTTCCCCGATAATGATGAGCCGTTTCCAATCGGTCAATACAGCACACAAAACATCATGACCATTGTCAATGACGGTGATGAAGTGGGCTTTATCCTTGAAATCAGCGGAGGTCCTGCAAAGAATCCGACTATTTACAATGCAGCTACAGACGAATATGTGCAGATTCTCGGTGACATCAAAGACGGCGATGTTATCACCATAACTACGAAAACAGGCAATAAGACGGTTACACTGGAACGTGAGGGTGTTGTTACTAATATTATCAACCGGCTTGTTTCGGGTTCCACCTGGCTGACCTTAAAGCAGGGAGAAAATAAGTTTTATGTTCGTGCGTCTGAGGGACTGTCAAGCCTGAAAGTCCGTCTGATACACCGCAATGCGTACTTGGGAGTGTGAAAAATGCAAATTGAAATATACAACATGATTCCCATAGAGGACAAACTCTCCATAACCCTGGAGGCTGTGTGTGACAGCTTTTCTTCGCTGCTTTGGGATATTGAATACTATGCCTGCGGTGTATTTGAAGTGTACATTGCGGCATCTACGAAAAATATTGAAATCTTCCGGACAGGCAGAATTGTGGGTCGTGATGATGATAAAGAACACTACGGACTGATTGAATCGGTACAGCTGGAAACAGATGCAGAGGACGGCGATTATCTCATTGTGAGCGGTCGCTTTTTAATGTGTCTTCTGGAAAGAAGAATCATTTGTCCTACATTCAACTTTACAAAGAAAGTTTCATACGCACAGATTGTGAACAATGTGGTTTATTACAACGCCTGCAGAACAGGTGCGAGAAAGATTCCGGGGCTTTCGATTGGTGATTCTTCCGGTTCTTGCTGGAAACAAGATACTAAACTGCAAATCAGCTACGATAACCTTATGAAATGGGTATACACCATCTGTGAGAAAATCGGTGGGACTGCCAATATACGACTGGCAAAGACAACCGATGAACAGTATGAAATGCTGCTGGAATTGTCAGAGGGTACAGATAGAAGTATCTTACAAGATGATAACCCACATATTGTTTTCTCAGATGGATACAACAATCTGCTTTCATTTTCCTATTCCACAGATAGTTCTGTGCAGAGAAATTATGCCTATATATTGGGTAAAGGCGAAGGAGAAGAGAGAAAACGCACCACATATTGTGACGGCGATGAACCGGAACACCTTGACCGCTATGAGGTGTATGTTGACGCAAAGGATATGGCGGACGAAGAACAGGAAGACGGCGAAACCAAGCCAATTCCCAATGATGAATACATTAACCTTTTACAGGAAAAAGGCAAAGAAAGTATGGTGCAGCCACTTGTGGTTTCCGAATCGCAGATTGCGGTACAGTCTACGCAGTTTCAGTATAACAGGGACTATTTTGTTGGCGATTTTGTTACCGTAGAACACCGCAGATTTGGTCTGAGACAGAATAAAATACAGCTGATCGGTATGATTGAAAGCTTCGACCAGAACGGAAGAAATCTCACACCCACATTCAAGGAGGTATGACTATGGCATTTTCATATGGATTTTTCAACGCAAAGAATCTTGACAGAACGTATACTGCCGAGAATTTCTGCGATTATCTTGGCAGTATCATCTGCAACGGCATTCAGGATAACTACGGTCAGTGTTTCAAGCTGACAGCAAACAAGCTAAAGCTGACCATTGGCAGCGGTAAGGCGTGGATAAACGGACATTACTTTCTTTCCGATACGCCGTATACCTATGATTTATCAGGCTATGTGAATGAATCTCTGGGCAGATATTTATCAGTGGGTATCTGCTGTAATACCGGCGAAAATTATCGTAAGATAGAGTTTGAAATTCTATCCGGTACGCCTGCCACATCGCCGTCAATTCCAAGATTCAAAGATACAGAAACCAAAACATATCTCACCCTTTGTGCCGTCAGGATTGATGCCGGTGCAGCAGAAATCAAAGTGACGGATTATCGAGAGAATACAACCTACTGCGGTTATGTCCGATGTATTCTCGGAAAATGCAAGGTCACGGATATGATGTCACAGCTTTCGGAGATTACAGCACAGATAAAGGATTACAATTCAACCATTCTTCAGCTGACCAATCAGGTGGCAGAACTTGCAACAAAGGTAAATGAAATGACCGGAGATGTGGTTTCAGTGGGCAAATGCGGCGCTGATATCAATTACGTTCTCTATTCTGACGGCAGACTGATTCTCAAAGGCACGGGGGCAATGTATGATTATGTAGGTGCATATGAAACAAGCGGAAACAAATCTCCGTTCTGCGAAAATGATAACATCACTTCTGTTGTCGTCTCAGAGGGCATCACAACGGTTGGTGAATATGCATTTCAATACTGCAACAATCTGAAAATAGCCGCTCTTCCGACAACGCTCAAAACCATCAAGCGAAATAGTTTCATACCGCACATTGATGAATATCTGGTTCATCAGAATCTTTACGGACTGACTGAAATTACAATTCCGTCTAAAGTGACCGAGATTGCAAAGTTCGCCTTTTCAGGTACAGCTATCAAATCCCTTACCATTCCTGCATCTGTTACAACAGTCGGTGAACAGGCGTTTGGAGAATGTCAGAAGCTTGAAACTGTTCGCTACAGCGGTAAGGTTATCGGTGACAGAATGTTTGTACGCTGTATCAAGCTGAAGAATTTCACGATCACCAAAAGCACAACAGAACTTATCGGTGGCTGTTTCAACTACTGTGAAAGCCTCACGCAAATCACCTATGAGGGCAGTCTTGCTGAATGGAACGCTGTGAAAAAGAACACAAACTGGGACGGTCATTCAAGCAGTACAGTAGATAGTCCCCTTGTCAAAATTCAGTGCCTGGATGGATATATGGAATATAATGCAGATACGGAAACGTGGAAGGAAGTGAAGGCATGATAAAATTTCTTGTAAAGGGACAGAACATCGAAACGCTGGAGCATGAGGTCATTGCAGCTGATCAGATTGCTTTTGTAAAGATACATTTTGTATTTGATAACAGCTGGAAACCCCTGCATAAAGTGGTGCAGTTCACACAGGACGAGTTCACTTACAACAGAGTTCTCGGATTTGACGAGACAAGCTGTCATCTGCCGGCGGAACTTGCAGCCGGTGCTGTGAAGATGTCTCTTTTCGGTTATGACGCAGAATCATCTGAAACAGTCAGGGCAACAACGGTTGTGAAAACCCTGCATATCAGACCATCTGGTTTTGACGGTGAAAGCAGCAATGTACCGCCAACGCCTGACCTATACCAGCAGTTGCTTCAAAAGATAAGTGAAAAAGGTACTGACGGCAAGTCTGCATTTGAGATTGCTGTAGAGAATGGCTTTATTGGTACAGAAGCTGAGTGGCTTGAGAGCTTAAAAGGTAAAGACGGAAAAGATGGAGTTGACGGAAAAAATGGTCAGGACGGTAAAGATGGAATTGATGGAAAATCTGCATATGAAATCGCCATTGCAAATGGCTATTTTGGCACAGAATCTGAATGGCTTGAGAGCTTAAAAGGAAAAAACGGTATTGACGGACAACCCGGCAAAGATGGAATTGACGGGACAAATGGACAGGACGGTAAAGATGGCATTGACGGTACGCCCGGAACTGACGGAAAATCTGCATACATTATTGCTGTAGAGCATGGATTTACCGGAACAGAAACTGAATGGCTTGAGAGCTTAAAAGGTAAAGACGGTACCGACGGACAGCCCGGAAAAGATGGAGTTGATGGTAAAGATGGCGTCACGCCTGATATGTCGGATTATCCGAATAAAGCAGATTTCGAGGCTTTACAGCAGAAATTACAGTCTTTGCAGGATAGCACTATGGACTACATCATGGGGCTTACAAGCAGATGCGACTCATTTGATACAGAAATTCAGGAAATAGACGCCAATGCTCAGCAGCTAAGAGATTCTGTTCAGTTTGATTTTCAGACAAAGGAAGAAGAAATCCTCGCTCTTGAAACCAGAATTATCGCTCTTGAAAGCCGTTCCGGCATCGAATACATCACGGTCTTTTCTTCCGGCAGTGATGCTTTGCAGAAATATGGTGAGAGCGTCTACACCTATTACAACGACGGTTACCGTTCGCTTGCAGGCTTTGCGGAAAGCTATCCCCATTTCTGCTGTACAGAGAATGACTATGCTTTGTACTTCAATCAGTCTGATTTCAGCTGGGCAGGAACAGTATTTGTGCTTTGCCTGACGCCTGTTGCTCTCACTTCTTCTATGAATCTGATTCTCAGTTATACAGTCGGTGCGTCACAGGACGCTGAATTTTATCTGGTGAAGAAAACCGACAAGACCGGGGCTGAACTTGCTCAGTATATCTATGAGGAAATACAGGCAGGAAATGCAGTAACTTTACAATTCAAATGGCTTTATTCCGATACATATATTTCCGTGATGCAGTCATTGGAAAACGTACCGGATGGAGAATATTATCTTGCCTTCAAAGGCACATCGGATAATTCACATCCGATGATAAAATCAATCAAATTTATGGGAGGATGATGTTTATGAAAGAATGGATCTGTACAATTGCAGGCATTGTAGGCGGATTTATTGCCACGCTGTTTGGCGGATGGGACTCGGCTCTTGCAACACTTGTAGTGTTCATGGGTATCGATTTTGCAACAGGTCTCGTCACTGCAATTATGGGAAAATCCAAGCACAGCAAAAGCGGAGCACTCAACAGCAAGGCAGGCTGGATTGGTCTTGCGAAAAAGTTCTGTATTCTGCTGATGGTTGTGGTTGGTGTGAGAATTGATATTCTCATCGGCACAAACTACATACGTGACGCAGTCTGCATCAGCTTTTGTCTGAACGAGCTGCTGTCTATTGTAGAAAACACCACACTGATGGGCGTACCCTATCCGCCGGTATTCAAAAAAGCAATTGATGTTCTGCAAACCAAGGTTGGCAGAATGGAAGAAACAACTGACAAGGAGGAATCTGATCATGGCAATTCTGAAACCTGATAACACATCTACTCTGAATGGAGTAAAAATCAACGAGTATCTGCTCACCAAACACAATCCAAACAGTATAGCAATGCCCACCGTTTCTATGGAGGGCAAAGTTATCGGTATCACTGTTCACAATACCGATTGGATTTCGGTAGCAAGCGGAACTACTCCTGCAGAACAGTATACCAGAGCAACTTACAATGGCAATATGAAAGATGTCAGGGTGCATTATTATGTGGACAACACCTGTGCGTGGCAGAATCTACCTTTAACGCTTAGTGGCTGGCACGCCGCTGATGGAAGCGGCAACGGCAACCACAGAACGATTGCCATTGAATGCATTATGTCATCTGCGTATAATTCTACGGATAAGAAGTCGGAAGACAACTGTGCGAGACTTGCCGCAGCACTTCTGAAGAAGTATGGTCTTGACATTAATCACCTCTACACTCATACCCATTGGCTGAATGTACGTGACGGGAAAAGTGGTACTGTGGACTATCTCAATACTGCAAAAAATTCTTACAAGATGTGTCCTGCCTACATTCTGCCACATTGGGCGGAATTTAAGAAGAAGGTCGAATCTTATCTGAATACTGGTTCTACAACTTCAAATCCTACACCTGCAAATCAGCTTTACAGAGTAAGAAAGTCCTGGTCTGACGCTAAGAGCCAGATTGGAGCATATTCTTCTCTGGAAAATGCAAAGAAAGCCTGCAAGGCAGGTTACAGCGTTTTTGATAATTCAGGCAAAGCGGTATATACCGTTGCTGAAAAGACATATACAAAAGACACAAAAATTACGCTGAACAATGTCACTTTGTATTCCTCCAGCACAGCCAAAAACGGAACAAAGAAATCCGGAACGTACTATCTCTATGATGGACAAGTGATAAATGGCAGAATGCGTATTACAAATTCTGCTGCAAACTGCGGAAAAACGCCTGCCGGTTCCTATGTCACCGGTTGGGTGAACAAGGCTGACATCTGATAACGATCCCCACGAGATATGAATTTTTCATATTTCGTGGGGATTTTTTGTTTTTCGGTACTCAAAAGCCATATTTCCGTCCTATGTAAAGTAGGAGGTGATTTCAATGACAGATGCACAAAAATCTACTGTACTCACATTGCGTTCAAAGGGAATGTCGTTTTCTATGATAGCGGAAACTGTAGGATTGTCTGTCAACACGATAAAATCCTTTTGCAGCAGACATAAAGGGCAGTTCTGCCTTTGCTGCGGCGAGCCAATCACGCAGCCGCCAAGAGTACGTCAGAAAAAGTTCTGTTCGGATAAATGCAGAATGAAATGGTGGAATGCTCATATAAAAGATGTTAACAGGAAAGCCATGTACGATTTTATCTGCTCAAATTGTGGTAAGCCTTTTCAGGCATACGGCAATAATCACAGAAAATACTGCTGCCACAGATGCTATATTCTTGCACGATTTGGAGGTGAAAAAGATGGATATTCAGAAGGAAGCCATGTACCAGGTGACGATGAGCATTGTAAAGAAGATGTTTCATGCAAATTTGATTTCGGAGGATGAATATCGTCAGATTGATACAATGTTCAGGGAGAAATACGAGCCGAAAATCGGCACATTATTCGTTGACTTAGAGCCTGAACAGCGGTAATATGTGTAGTGAAAGGAGGGCTGTTATGCGTAAAATCATCAAAATAGAACCTACGGAGCCCGTATTGCCAAGGCGAAAGCGAGTGGCTGCTTATGCTCGTGTATCAATGGAGTGTGAACGCCTTATGCATTCAATGTCAGCACAAATAAGCTACTATAGCGAACTGATACAAAAGAATCCCGAATGGGAGTACGCAGGTGTTTATGCTGATAATTTTATATCAGGAACAGAGACCAAGAAACGGCAGGAGTTTCAGAGAATGATTTCTGACTGTGAAAAAGGACTCATTGATATTATCCTTTGCAAGAGTATATCACGATTTGCCAGAAACACAGTGGATCTTCTGGAAACGATACGGCATCTGAAAGATATCGGTGTTGAAGTACGATTTGAAAAAGAGAACATCAATTCCTTGTCGGGTGATGGCGAACTGATGCTGACCATTCTCGCCAGCTTTGCACAGGAAGAAAGCCGTAGTCTTTCTGAAAATGTAAAGTGGGGCATTCGGAAACGCTTTGAAAAAGGTGATCCATGCAATCGAAATCCAATACTCGGCTATGAATGGGTTGATGACAAACTGGTCGTTGTCCCGGAAGAAGCAGAAATTGTAAAGAGAATATTCCGAAACTTCCTTGACGGAAAATCAAGGCTGGAAACGGAACGGGAACTGAATGCCGAAGGTATCACAACAAAGAGAGGATATCGCTGGATAGATTCCAATATAAAGGTTATTCTGACCAATATCACGTATACAGGCAATATGCTTCTGCAAAAGGAATACATTACCGACCCGATTACCAAACGCCGAAAGAAGAATAACGGCGAACTGCCAAAATACTATGTGGAAAATACGCATGAAGCCATTATAGATATGGAGACTTTCAGGTGGGTGCAGGAGGAAATGGAAAGAAGGAAAAAGTTAGGCCCTCTGGCAAACAAATCACTGAATACCTGCTGCTTTACAGGAAAAATCAAGTGTCCTTTCTGCCATAAAAGCTATATGCATGAAGTCAGAACAGACCGAGGTTATGCAGAATACTGGCTTTGTGGAAGCAGAAAGATAAAAGGCGGTCGCTGTACTGTCGGCGGCAGTATCAATCATAAGCACTTACAGGAAACCTGTGCAAAAGTACTTGGATTGCAGGAATTTGATGAGGCTGTTTTTCTTGAACGTGTGGATGTTATTTATGTTCCGAAGCGTGAAACATTAGAGTTTCATCTGAAAGACGGAACAGTTGTAACGGAAGCGTGTAAAAACACAGGCCATCAGGACTGCTGGACGGAAGAACGAAGGGCTGCCACTTCCTTGAAACGCAAAAATGGAAAAAGACCGAATCGGGCGGATATGACTTGTTTCTCAAAAGTGATTAAATGCGTAAGGTGCGGATGTAATTTCCGGAAAGGCACACGCACCTCTGCAAATGGCGACAAAGTTAGTCACTGGAGATGTTCGGAACATAAAGGATGTAATTCCGCAAGTCTTCGTGATGATTTGCTGCGTACTATGGCAGCACAGGTTCTCAGCATTGATGCATTTAATGAAGAGGAGTTTGAACGGAGAATTGACCATATCGATGTGGAAGAAGACAGACTGAAGTTCTATTTTCGAGATGGTCATTCTGTAACGGAGCATTGGCCAATACCAAGGAGGAAAAAATGCCAAAAATAACGAAAATACCTGCATCAATCAGCCGATACACATCAGCACCGATTGATGCACCTGTCAAGCGTAAGGTTGCTGCCTATGCTCGTGTGTCAACTGACAGCGAAGAACAGTTAACTTCATACGCTGCTCAGATAAGCTATTACACTGAATACATAAAAGAACGTGAGGACTGGGAGTTTGTTGGGGTGTACACTGATGAGGGTATCAGCGGTTGTTCCACCAAACGCAGAGAGGGCTTTCAGAGAATGATATCGGACGCAATGGCAGGAAAAATTGACCTTATCATAACAAAAAGTGTGAGCCGTTTTGCAAGAAATACCGTTGACAGCCTGACAACTATCCGGCTTCTGAAAGAAAATAACGTAGAGTGTTATTTTGAAAAGGAGAATATCTGGACGTTTGACGGCAAAGGAGAACTGCTCCTTACCATTATGTCGAGTATAAGCCAGGAAGAAGCACGTTCTATTTCAGAGAATGTAACCTGGGGACACAGAAAGCGTTTTGCCGATGGTAAGGTTAGTGTTGCCTACAGCCGGTTCCTCGGATATGACAAAGGCTCCGATGGAAAAATGGTTGTGAACCCGGAACAGGCTGAAATTGTAAAGCTGATATACCGTCTGTTTCTTGAAGGCATGACACCGCATACGATTGCTATTCATTTAACAGAGAAAGGCATTAAAACGCCCGGCGGAAAAGATAAGTGGAATGCAACTACAATCCGCCGTATTCTGACAAATGAAAAGTACAAAGGTGACGCACTCCTTCAGAAAGAATTTACTGTGGACTTTCTGACTAAAAAGACAAAGAAAAACTGTGGTGAAATACCGATGTATTATATCGAAGATGACCATGAAGCCATTATCGATCCTGCAGTATTTGATATGGTTCAGCAGGAAATGGAGCGCAGAAAGACAGGAGCATCACGCTATAGCGGTGTCAGTATCTTTTCAAGTAAAATTAAGTGCGGTGAATGCGGGGGATGGTATGGTGCAAAGGTCTGGCACTCCACCGACCAGTACCGTAAAGTTATCTACCGCTGCAACAACAAATATAACGATGAGCGCTGTACTACACCGCACATCATGGAAGAGGAAGTAAAGACTGTGTTCCTGAAAAGCCTGAATAAGCTGCTTGCCAATCGGGATGAACTGATAGAAAACGTAAAGCTGATTTGTGATAAGCTGACTGATACATCAGAACTGGAAGCCGAAAAAGAAAAATATGCCGAGGAAATGTCCCTTGTTGCGGATATGGTTCAGGCGGCAATGCTGGAGAATGCTCGTATCGCACTTGATCAGGAGGAATACCGGCAGAAAAATGATGTCCTTTCCGCACGATTTGAGGCAGCAAAGAAAAAGCATGACGAATTGGCCATGCAGATTGAAGAAATAGAAACACGAGGACAGAATCTCCGTCACTTTCAGGAAACGCTGGAATCCTTAAACGGACAGGTGACTGAATTTGACAGCACTCTCTGGGGTTCATTGGTTGATTACATCACGGTTTATGAGAACGGAGAAAAAACAGTTACTTTCAGAGATGGAAGTGTGATATAG